TAGGATCAAGGTCCATGCTCTTAGCAATCTCACGGATGATATAGTCCATCTTAGCGAAGGGTGCGAGTGCAGGGTTCTGTACGACACCAAGGAACTGCATCAGGCGCTGAGAGCGTACCTCATTAGCCATGAGACTCTCTGTACCATTAGCGGATACTTCCAAGTCACCCTTAATGGTTTCATCATAATCAAACTGCATGTTGAAAGCAAAGAAGGAACGTCCAATAGGAGCTAAGAGGTAGTCATCAACGTTCTTAACTACAGTACGAATACTGCCATTAGCAGCACTCATAAGCATAGAGATACCAGAAGCAGTACGCCCTACACCACTAACACCTGTCTGACCATGAGCAAAGCTAGGGAAGCCAGTACTCTCATCAGCAAGTACTCGTGCTTTATCAAAGAGTTGCATGTTCTCTTGTGCTACGTTAGGGAACTTGGTGCCGAAGATAGCCTGCCCTGGAGCACCACCTTGGCGGCGGAACACTTTGCCAGGGTGTACAGATAAGTCCTGACCTGGTACAAGGTTAGTCTCATCAATCTCAATGAGAAGATTACCAGATAGTACAGCATTGTCAACAGCCATACGCATAAAGCCATTCATCAATGTCTGTGTGTCATCCATGTTCTCAGCAATACCTACACCAAAGAAGGAATAAGGGTTATGCTCATATGGTACAGCGTAGTATGGAATGCGTGTAGGCTTGAAGGGGTTTAGCACACAGCGGATTACATCACCGTTACAAACCCAGATGTTAGCATTTACTTCAACTAAGTCACGTAACTCACGAGGGATCTTAATGCCGTTCTCTTCAAGGATCTCTGTATCAACAAAGCCCCAGAACTCCAATACTTCCCAACGCTCTGTATCTGAAGGGTTAGTATCGTCATCCTCCATCTTCATTTCCCAGTGCTTACGCACATAGTCTGGGCCTTTAGCGATAGCAGTCTGAATAGCATCTTCCATGAAGTAGGGGCGTCCACGCAAAGCACGAAGCTGATTACGTGACATCTTATGGCGCTCTACAATATACTCAGCGTCATCCATAGAGGTAGCTTCTGGATCAGGAAAGAAGTTCCACACAGATACATGATTAGTTGATGGAACAGTCTTAACTAGAGGGTCATACTCACCTTCTTCATTCCAGTTAGGATACTCTTTATCTAAAGCAAACGGACCCTTCATTACGCCTGTACCAAGAAGAGCCATCTCGAATGCCATAGAGCGAAGGTGTTTGGATGCACCACTCTCGTTTAGCTGATCGTGGATCTTCTTCTCCATCTTCTTAGCGGCTACCATAGCAGGATGGAATGTGACGCTAGTAGGAGTAGTACCATCCCCCTCAATGATCTTATCACCTACTGGGCCTAGCTTATTAGAAAGACCACCCAAGCGCTTCATAAGAGAGGTTCGTGTCTCACCCGGCTCTAGCTTAGTGTCAGGGCCAATCAAATAAGGCTTGCCAGGTGTGTCAGTAAAAGCACCAGACAAAGCACTTTGCGCTGGGCCTGCATTAGGATCTACGTTAATGTGTACAGATTCAGCTACACCATCAGGTAGTACAGAAGGCTCAACAGATAAAGGAAACTTGTTGTTACCAAATAGTACGTCTACAATCTGTCCATAAGCTGCAAGTGTCTTAGTCTTAGTAACCTTAACAAATACTTTAGACTTCTCACTAGACGTGAATTGTACGTCAGGTCCGTAGATGCCACGGTAGTTACGATAAGAGCGTAACCAACGTTCTTCATCAGAAAACCTTGCATCCTCAGCACGATTAAAGCGATCAACTACAAACCCAACAAGATTACTGGAGCTATTAAAGATGCTATCATCGCTAGATTCCGCTGCAACTACTTCATCTGTCTCAAATGAGAGGTCATCTATTTCTGCCATTTATTTAGTATCCAAAGCTAGGGTCTGACATCTGAAAGCCAGAGTTTTGTGTTGCTGGGTTGAAGTCCCAGATAGAGCTACGAGGTCTTGTCATGATACCATAGCGCAATGCGTCGTACAAGTGATCTTCTGCGTTAGTGTCAACGTCTTCAGGGTTCTTCTTGTCTAAAGGGATGATAGGTATTTGTGCTATAGTGTGTATACAGTTAGAGAAGAATACGAGCCTAGACTCCTCTGTATATTCATCTATTTGCAAACGCCTGTGTATTTCGTTCTTACCCGCTACACGTGAGCCACGAGAGCGATCCGAAGGTCTCCAGCGACAACCCTTCATAATCATCTGCTCTGCTAGTGACGGACCTGTATCACCTCTTTTATGCCAGAGGGATGAATCCAACACACCGTAGCGTATAGTACCGTCATTGGACTCAGCTTCTAAGATCAAGTCTGCTAGATCAGTAGCTGTAACCTTAGAACAATATAACTCTCTGTAGACAACCAGTTGTTCACTTGGTGATACAGCGAACCAGAGAACTCCAGTGTAGGAGCCGTAACCGTAGTCGCAAGATCTAAACTTAGGCCACGAGTCTGGAATATCGTAAGGCTCAGTAACGTGTACTCTTCGATTAAACTCAGGAAATGCAGCTCCTTCATTTACGTCCCAGTTACCCTCTAGTAGTTGCTTACGTTGATGCTCAGGTAATGACAGAAGCATAGCTTCGTAGTCGCCTGTATCAGCTAGGTAAGGGTTGTCAAACAAACTAGCAGGGATGAACCTGCGTTTAAATAGTGGCTCCCCTTCACGACTGTGACCTTTAGGGAACGAAATAGTATCGCCTGTCTCAATGTTTGTAGCCCAGAACGCTTCACCATGAGGTGCAGGATCAATGAACATCTTCTTAACCCAACCATGCCCAGCACCACCTGGGTTAGTCGTACCACGCATATACAAACCTAAGTCAGAACTGTGAGCAGACCTCAAGCGACTTCGCATGTAATCCCACGCATAAGGAGTAGGCCACTGTGTAAGTTCGTCAAAGCCAATCCAGTTAAACGCCTGTCCTTGGTAGCGTGTAACATCCATGTCCTTATCTAGGTACGACATCCAGAGCCTTCCGCCCTGAGGTGTAATCCACTGTGACTTACGCTCTGACCATTTGATACCGGGTATCGCTTTAGGGTAAAGCTCTTGGCTCTTCTGTATAAGTTCACGCAACTCTTCTGTTGTGTGTCGTACAAGCAATCCAGAGAAGTTAGGACTGCCTAAACCGTGGAGTGGGTCAGCAAGCATGGCGTAGCTCTTACCTCCGCCTGCTGCCCCTCCATACAATACTTCCCTTTCAGATGCACTTAGGAAGTTTGTTTGTGGCCCTGGGTTGGGCTTAAATACAATCTCTTGAGCAGCCTCTACATCAAGATCTGCTGGTTTAACCTGAGCGTATACAGGCTCTACTACAGGCTCACTCTTCTGTGGGGGTAACGATTCTGTATGCGCCGATTTTTTCTTCTTCGAGCTTCTTGATTTCTTGGAGCGTTTCTTCGAGCCGCTGGGCAAGCTTGCGCTTAATTCTAGCTGTTTTCTTACGTTTTCGCTCAATGTCTACCCTCTTCTTTAAGCCCATATGTGAGATGTGGCGACCTGTCTGTTTAGTTAGCCAGATAGCAACCTCTCTGTAACCATACTGCTTTAAATGTCGCTTTGCAAGCTCTAATGCTTCAAGCTCAGTAGGAATAGGTTCTAGTAGTTTATTATTATCAGGGTGTATTCTATAACCGTATGGCACCTGTCTAGCTGTACGAACTATAACGTGCCATTGTTTTTCTTCACCTCTATGGGGTCTAGGCAGTTGCCAGTACCCTAAAGATTGTCGATTCATTGTTACTCGTTCTTGCCTTCCTTAGAGGGTAGAATAAACACGCCCCCACTGGAAGACGAAACATCTACTTTGTCTACCTTACCAAGTCCTGCACGATCTAGCAAGTCCTTAGCTGCAGCCATCTTCTCTTTAATGCCCAACTCAGTGGGATCACTCAATGCACCAACTAGAGCCATCACAGCTTTAGGGGCGGATCGTGAGAAGTGTGTACGTGTAGCATCAGCGATCTCATCCTTGAGAGCCTCTACAATAAGACGTGTGGGTGTGTTTTCACTGTACCCAGCAATCTTCTTAGCAAGAACAACATCACCAGCCGCCTCGTCAAAGAGTACTTCCAAGAACTTCTGTTGATTTTCTGTTAACTGTCGTGCCATCTCTTTTCCTTAATTCTTCTTAAGTCTACCACTTTTCTTGACTTTTACCGATAAAATAAAAGATAAAGCCAAGGATACCAACACCTGATAGAACAACCAAGATGCCCAAAGTCCATTCCAGAATCTTCTGTTTAATCTCCGCTTTGCGATACAAAGTTTTCTGACGGTCCTTACGAACTTGAGCTTCAATACGGAGAAGCTCTTCCCAAGCACTGTGTCCATAACCGAATTGTATATACTGCTTAATCTCTGCACGTAATGCCTCCGCCTGTTTCTTCTTAGCAAATATGTCCATTGCACTTGGACCTGAGCTTCCGAATAAGATGGCATACCAAGGCTGATCCTCAGCCCTCTTATGTGCAAAGTTAATGTCTGACATAGCCCCAGCAAACTTAGCTAAGTCACTAGAGATACCACCTATATCCTTACCAAGCTGAATACCCTTCTTGATAGCAGATACGGCTGTCTGTGCCGCAGCAAACGCTGTAAAAGGATCAATCATTTGAACTTAACCTCTATAGGGCATACGTAGTTATAACTTACTCTGTACACTCTGTCATACCAGAGACCATTCTTCTGCAACCCACAGTCGTAGTAACAATACTGAAACAATCTGTTACCACCCTCAGTCCATGCGTGATTGAATGAAATGAAGGCTAGTACACAAAGCAAAACTACTCAACCATAAGACCTGTATGGTCACGACTTATATACTTTAGATCATTCTCTATAATAGCTACACGCTGCTGTAGTTCAGTGATCCTTGAGATAGTACGAGTTAAGGCTTCTAACTCATCCCATAGCTCTTCTACATCATCCCATACGTACTGTATCTCTACGCCATTACCTTCAACATCACGCTTAAGGTTAATGTTATCCTCAATAGCCATACGTGAGCCTAACTGGCTTACTGTTTCTTCTAGGCTTGCTATCGTGGAGGCTTGTTGTGATACCCACCACACTCCACCACCAAGCTGTACAGCCATAGCAGCCACAAGGGCTATAGGTAGTTTAACATTCTCCACAATAGCTCTCCTAACTATTTGAAACTTTCTGCTACGACATTGCGTATCTCTCCACGTGCGATACCAATGTCATGTAACTCTTTGTCTGACATATTGGTTAAGATCCAGTAGTCAGCACGGGCTTGTTGTGCTTTTTGTAAGCTTGCCAAGAAGTCAGTGAATGTTTTGATAATAAGTGCGATCATTGTAGTATTTCCTATGTTAAGCCCAGCGCCATTGCTAGGGACGTACATAGTTATACACAAATGTCAGATGGTTACCTCTACTAAGTTTGCATACCCGTTATGCTACCTGTTAGGGTTGTACATCTCTTTGGCTGACATAAACACTTCTAAGGAGCTACTACCACCGTCAAAAGCTAATATCTTATCACCTGAGTGTAGGAATAGCCTGTCTGACGTTATGATGTTATACACATCTTTACCAGATATAGCTTTATCGTTTATTATGTGGTGATACGTATTTGTATCTGCGTGATACCACTGCAGGCTTATGTTGTGATTAGCACTATCACCATTAGTAACATGCAGGAATACTATCTCTGCATCAAAGTTAGCAGGGCATACATACAGAAGATCAGCACTAGCACCGCCTGACGTAGCGGTAACTGTTAGACCCTTCGTTACAGTGTTATACGCACGAGCTACAACCATTACTTATCAACCCACGCTTCATTCTCTGGCGTGTTAGGGTCATCCTTTACAAAGTGTCCCTTAGCTGTACGAGCACGTTTCTTGCCCTTAGGTGCAGCAGCCTTCTTAGGCTTAACATCAGCAATGTCAGCTGCCTCACAGATAGCATTGACGTTAGGGTCTTTGCTCTGTACGTTGCCATAGTTGTCTTCACCAGCAGACTGGTTACCCATGGAGTCCCATACGTAGCCATGCTCATCTACACGATAACCCTTAGCTTCCAGTGCTTCTTGGTAT